CACCAGCTAAACCTGTTTAACTAGCCGAAGCTAATTAAATTATTACGCGTCAGCTGACAAGTAGCCCTGACGTGAACGGTTGGAGCAAGTAAGCTGACCGTATGCCATTACGAGAGCGTAACGTGCATCCAATCCGTTTACTGTACCCTGCTGGAAGTCAGTGGTGGTGAACCAGTGACCATTCATACCGGTGAGCTTGAGGTACTTCGTATTGAGGAAGTACATCGAGGCGTTTGAACTCTGGTTGCCTGGCATTGCCAAGTCGTAAACGACTGGGGTCTGCTTGAACATCAGGTTGGTAAAGCCAGCATTTGCCTTAGCAACGTCCTGGTAACGAACGTTGTTTGTGAGCAATGACTCGTACTTGCTGAACAATGGCTCAGTGGTGATGATGAGGTCTGGAACATCATTACCCTTTGAAGCGTTGTTGTAAACGTTTGCCATGTTAACAAGGCTGAGTGTTGCACCCTGAATACCTGCTGGTATTGTTGGGTTCCACCAAGACTCAGTTGCAGCATCGATGCCACCAATTGCTGTGTTCAATGAACCAGCGAAACCGCCGATACCGTTGAACTCAAGTGGGTTGGTTACACCGTCGTTGGAGCTAAGGAGGTAGTCGTTGACAATCTTCTTGATTGACATTTCTGCCTGCATAATCTTAGCATTGAGCAACTTGATGATTGCCTCGGTGCCACGGTTCTTGGCTTCCTCTATACCGCTGATTGCGATAGAAGCAGCAATCTGCTTCCAGTCGTAAATTGCGGATGTGATGCCATCTTGTGGTGTCAACGAGATTGGGGTGTAGTCTGCATAAGCTGCAGCTGTACCGTTAGCCTCGTAAAGGACTGGCTCAACAATCTGAGTACCGCCCTCTTCAACGACTACTCTTCCTCTTTCATTGAGGTGGTTCAAAAGAACGAGGTCCTTGAAGATGTTGTCAACCAGCGTTGGCTGGTAGTTTTGTAGAGTTGTAGAAAACAGTGCATTGTAATCTACGGACTGCACGTTTGGTGAAGTCATTTTAGTTTCTCCTTATAATGTTTAGTGTTTTGGTTTAAAGCCCATGAACCTTTTTGGCTTCTTGGAAGGCTTCAAATACTGTTTTAGGTGCGGCTTTTGCGGGAATGACTGGTGCTTTTGCTGCTGCTCCACCGGTAACAACTGCTGCCTGACGCTTAGCTTGAACTCTGGACTGTTCATCCATCAGTTTTTTCTGAGCCTCAGAAGCCTTAGAGTAAACCTTATCAAAGGTAATCTGTTTAAAGACTGCCTCTAAATCGGTAGACCCTTTAGCTAAAGCGGTGGCTACAACTTCATCTGCATTGAAGTCATCTCCGTATTTGCCTTGCAAAGATTCAATAGTTCTTTGCAGTTCATCCATAGCTTTCTGTTGTTCGAAAGCTGCGATTCTCTGCTCTAAACTACGGAACTGCTTTTCAGCTGGATCCAAATACTCTTCTTCTTCAGAAGTTACTGTATTTGTTCCCACTCCATAGTGTTGCTGTAAAGCAAGCAAGGTGCTTGCTGGGTCTTCCTGCAATGATTTTGCAAGAGCTGCAGCAAATTCAACTTGCTTTCTTTGCTCGCTAAGTTCCTGTGTCTTACGGGTATAATCCGCTTGACGCTGGTACCCAGCTAGAGCCTCCTTTACTGGAACGACAACTTCTTCGCCGTCTACTTGGAGCTTGATGACCTTGTCAGCAATCTCTGTATAGTCAAAGAGTTCTTGCTCCTCTACAGGAGTTTCTGCTTGAGCTTCACCTGTTTCATCAACTTGTCCATTCTCGATAATGGGGTCAATTACTTCAGTACTAGCACTAGCATTATTTATATCTTCATTACTCATTTGGAATCCTCATCCTTCTGCTTGGTTGTTCCTATATACCGTAAAAAATTTTACCTATTTCTTTTATTTATTGTACTCCACCCAGTAATGCTGCCAATATTTCTGGCGGCAAACCAGCTAATTCAGGTGGTAAACCAGCTGCTTGGGGTACTGCTGCGCCTTGGGCTGGAATTCCTCCGCCCATTAAAGCAGCCATTAATTCAGGTGGTAAAGCTTGTCCACCCTGTTCAGATTCCATAGCAGCCATTTCATCTGGAGTCATACCAGGAGGCATTCCCTGTCCTGCTAAGGCTGCTTGGTCTGGTGTCATCATTTCACCCTCTGGAGCAGCTTGTGGCTGTTGCAAAAATGTACCTGGATTCTTTATACCAAATCCAGTTGATAATACATATTCTGCAAGTTTTGGTAGATTTACTAGACCAGCTTGTGCAAATGGTTGCATTGCGGCGACCACCTGTAGGGCCATATCTCTACGGAAAGCTTCATTTCTTGGAGCTGTGGATCCAGCCTCAACCGTAAAGTCAAACTCACCAGAGATGTAATCTTTATCAAAGGTCAACCATACAGGTGCAGCTTCAGTGCCAACTATTCTTATAGTTTGCTCTCCAGTTAAATATTGCTGGGCAAGCATAATTAAGTTTGCAGCACAGGCTGCTATTGAGTTTTCAATATTAACTAGCTTTTCTGCAACTCTAGCATTACCAGCTTCAGCAATGATTGATGCTTCGCGGGCAGTTCTAGTTGTCTCAGGAATAACACCACGTTGGTATTCAGATACACCAGAAACTCTGTCAATGTCATTTTGAATTAATGATGACTGGTTATAAAACTCTGGTGGGTTAATTAAAGCTGGCATTGGGACAACAACATTGTTTAAGTTCTCATTACCTTTAACTGGAACTACAACGTTGTCATCATCTGATGCCAGAGCTTGACGACCAAAGTCATCAAAAGCATTTTCCTGGAACAACCACTTACGACTGTAGCGCTTTCTGTGGTTCATCATCTGCGTACGAGTTTCATTCAATTCATACTGTAATGGTTCAATTGCTTCAAGTTCACCCATTGGGTAGAACAAACCAGGAATCTCATAGTTGCGTACCATGATAAATGGATGACCAAATACATATGGCATTTTAGTTGGCTTAACCAAGAATTTGTCACCAGTATCAGCAAAGATGCACATCTCACCAGTATCAATATTGTAATATTCAAATATATCACAGTATGCTTCATCTGTATTTGTATCAGATGTTGCGTAGGTATTGTTTACAAGAAGGTCGCCATACTTTTGATATGTAGTTGGACCTACGTCTTTTCTTGCGGCATAATCATAACGCTCATCGTTTCTAACATCTTTTAATGTGCGGCGTGTACGTTGTGCAATCCAACGAAGGTCATTCATATCAGATGCATCCATATCAACATACATGTCAAATGGATCCACACGCTCTAAGAATGGGCGGTCTTCTCTAATTACAAATGTTGATTCAACATCTCCAACTATCTTGGGATTGCCAGTTGCAGCTTCATCGGCAGTATCTTGAATGTCATCAAGTTTAGATTCTTCAACAAAGCGATAGCCAGTTTTAACCCAGCCATGACCAATAATCAGATAATCTTTTACTGCTCTCTGGAACTCTGGCTGACAACCATAGTGCTGCCACCAGTAGTTAATAATTGATTCTGTCACAATTGCTTTTGCATCGTCATCAGGTTTGCGTGGATTAACGTTAATCTTTGGACGACCAATAGAAACAGCAGGAGCTAATGTATTGATTGTTGAGAACGCAATATTAACAAGCAGTCTATCACCATTAACATAACCACGGTACTGCTTACCACGATATAAGTTAATTAAACGTTGCCATAGTTGGTCGTAGTTTTCGTTTCTACGCCACAGTATTGAAGAGCTTAAGCGCTTTCTATATGTATTTAATTTATCTGCATTTGATTGACGAGCCATCTATTTCTTCTTTCCTTTAGCTGCATTACGCTTTGAAATTGCAGCGGCTTTTTTCTTAGCATCGGCTTTAGAACTTGCACCCCATGCATTCAATGATAATAATAATCTTGTTGGCTCACCTTTTGCATCACGTTCTGGACCAGGCATATTACCCATGCGGGCTAGAAACGACGCTCTGCGTGGATTATCACCAGATTTAACTGGCGCTTTTAGATCCATTCCTTGAGCTTTAGCAGATGCACGGCCTTTAGCATTCAATCCACCTTTTGGGTTTTTGCCTTCGGCTCTTTGCCATGCAGGAGTTTTAGCCATTATTTCTTCTTTCTCGCAGCTGCCATATTGTCAACTAGATTTGGATATGGTCTTCCAGCTTTTTTAGCTGCGGCTTTAGCTTTAGCTTTTTGTGCTGGTGTTAGTTTTGTTGATTTCTTTTTTGGATTCGGTGTATCCCAAACTTCTTTTTTGTATGCCATTATTTTCTACCTTTTGCTAGTCCTTCGCCAATAGCTGCTAATCTGCAGTAACCATTTGGCTCAGCTTTTTCTACAATGATATGGCAACCTTTCATCTCAGGACACCAGAAAGCACAGTTAGAACATTTAACTCCCATTGCTTTCTTTTCGTTCTGTGATGCGGGCTCATATCCAACCCAAATACCATTGCCATCATTATCAGCTAGTTTGCCATACTCTTCAACTATTTCAAACATTGATTCAACATACTCTGCTTCTGCTGGAGCAAGTTTGATAATTGGATTGGTTACACCTTCAGGTAACCCTTCCATCTCTTTTTCTTTTTCTTCTTTAGGCATACTAACCATAACAGCAATTTTGAATGCCTCGCCCATTGGTGTTTCTGATGGTTTCATTTTTTCTTCTTCTTTGCTGGTACGTTGTTGGTTACTTTTTTCTTTTTCTTCTTAGGATAATTCTGCATCGTAGTGCTATTCATGTCATTCATATCCCTCATTTGAACGTTTGGACTAGGCATTACTTAGCGCTTGCGTAGAAGCCGAATTGAACTCTAATGATACCTTGTGCTGGAACAAAAGTTGTTGGGTTTGCAAAGTACACACCAAACTCTGACAATCCAGCTACACTACCTCTATAGTTCTTAGCAAAGAATGATGGTGTTGCGCCAACTACGCTTGTAACTACAGCAGTAGACGAAGCATTTTCTGCGTCATTAAGTGACCACAATGCTTCAGAAAATTGACCTACACCTGCACCACCCCAGAATGAAATAGTTCCATCCCAACCGTTAGTTGATGTAATTGTTAAGGCTACAGTATCATAACCTGCACAGTTAACTGGTGACCAGTCTGAAGTCGGTGTTGCTAGAGTACTATCATAGGTGTATTCGTATTGTAAAAGCATTATTTACCTTTCACTTTCTTGAGGTTTGGGTTCTTTTTCTTTGCTGCGGGAGAGGCTTTACGTGAAGCTGACGCAAGTATTGCACCTGCTGTTTCCATGCTGTACCCACCCTTTTTTGCGATTTGTTTCTGAGCTGCTTTAAAGCCCATGCCCTTTTTAGATTTCATTTCTTCTTAGCCTTTCCAGCTTCCGATAAAGCTATAGCAATGGCCTGTTTCTTGGATCTGACTATTTTTGCTTTCTTAGGTCCTTTAGGATTTTTACCGGCATGTAATGTGCCAGCTTTGTATTCCTTCATTACCTTAGATATCTTTTTTTGTGCTGCTGTTTTTTTCACTGGTCTTCTTTCTTGGTGTTTTAGTTAAATGCCACTCAATATGATTATCAAGTTTATCGTTTATTTTGTCTATCTTGCCGGCTAACACGCCATGCTGTTCAGAACTTTCTTTTCTAAACTGCTGAATTAAAACCACAAGAGGACCGCCAATAACAGCGACAAGAACAGGCACGACCCAATCAGCCACACTAAATCAGTTCCTTGCGTGCTGGAATCTTTTCAATTTCTCCTGCTTTAAACCTTGGTGATTCTTCCATCTCTCGTTGTTGCTCTCTTTCGGTTGGTCCATGAAACACTTCTCGGCCATAAGTAAAACCCAATCGTACAGTTTTAACATGACATCTGAAGCAATAGCCTCTTTTGATGTCGTTTTCTGACTCAATCGGTCTTTCGCAGGTAGAACATTTCATATAAGCTCCTATTATACTATAAAAAATTTTTCATATTAATAATTATTGAATTCGCCTATCCAATAACGGTCACGAGCTTTCTCTGGTTTCCTAGTTCTTTTGGCAAAATAAGCCAGTGTACCAAATGGAGCATCAGTCTTTGGGCTGTACTCTGGCAGCCAAACATACTTTAACATCTGGTTGGCAATGGCTAGGCTCATGACTCGGTCATCATGGGGTGAGCCATGAGTTGTGCCGTTGTCATCACGGACAAATGTTTTAAGTTCGGCAATAGTGTATTCGCATTTAAGGTCTAGGACACCATCTCTTAGATTTGCATTCAGTTCATCTATAGCTAATGGCTTTGACAAGGTTGTTGTGCGCCAACCTAACTTTTCAGTAGCTTCGGCATGCCTTATATTTAATTGACGTTGACGATATAAATTAATATAATTAGCTTTATTTAAAGCAGTTAAGGTGGTTAGACCGTGGTTGTTGGATTCAACACCAATCAATGCCTCATTATAAAAGAATCCCAGGGCATACAGTGTTTCTTCACCAAACTTGTCTGGATCCACATGACCATGCCAGTGAGCTACTATAAGACCAGACTTAGCATCAATAACATGAGCGGAACTATAGTCACCTCGGGCCAATCCTTCGGCCACGTCGGCCCCAATAACGTATCTAGCCCCAGCCTGTGGTAGGGCCCACACGGAGAGTGGTCC